GTCGCTTTTGTGCCAATCTTCTCTTTCAGGAACAGGGAAAGCAGCAACAGATAATCACCCGTATTATTGAGATAATCAGCGTTCAAGCTCATGGATAAATGCCTCTTGGTAAACCTCTTGAAGCTCGCTTTGCAGCTTCATAATGGCTTCGGTTTCTTCGGTGAGTTCGTCGTCAATGTCTTCCCTTACCAGTTTCACTGGCGGGGATTTTCTATAACGTTGAGTGCCATTAGGTGAGCGTTTTTTTCGTTGGCCAGTTTTGTGGCGTTCGCCTGCGCGCACCCAAATCAGTTCACGGCTTCCGCTCATAACCTGAGCAAACGCCCCTTTGTAAAAACGTTCACCTGATTGCACCCCCGACGGGGTTTGGTGATAGTCACGTGCATAAGCAAGGTTTAACGACTCAAGGCCGTACCACACACCGCCCGTGGTTTTGTTAATTTTGTTTACGCGAACACGGCGACGCATCACCGAGGCGCGAATTCTGAGCCTTTTACCAAGCCGCGCAATGGACTCTTTGGCCAGCCACTTTGACGCCACTTTTAGCGCGGCAGTGGCGGCCTTTTCATAATCTTGGCGGTGCAAGTATTTATCATTACTTGGCGTTGCATATACATCCATCATCGTGACGGCGTCCAATCTGGCATTTCATTGGTATTGAGGGGTTTCAGAACGTGCTCAAACGTATCGGCGCTCACGCGCTTGCTGCCTGTCACCTCGAACTCTTCACCGTCTGGATTTACGCAAACTGTTTTCTTGGTCAGCGTTGAGGTGAACGTTTTCAATGTGTGCGTGTCGTCTTTGTATCGATACCGACAGAGCGTTTCCACTCCGTCGATAGTCCAAGCCTGTCCGAAACGACGCTCAATGGAGCGGCGCAAACGGTCTGACATTATGCCCCCGTTAACAACAGGACATCTTCACCAAGGTGATTAACGAAATAGCCTACTTTGGTGTTGCCGGGCGCGGTTGTCGTCAGCACACCCTCAGCGGCAATCACATAAGCGGCCGAGCCGTCATAAGTTGGCGTAATGCCATCTTTAATGTCGGCAGCGTCCAGCACATACGCGCCTTTGATTTCAGCGGTAAAGGATTTACCCGCTTTAACCGAAACACTTGGCACAACAAACAATTTGCCATACATAAACCCTTTGCCTTGCGTAACATCCGCCGTGGCCACAAGGGTCAGCTTTTGACCTTCTGCAATGTTCTTCATAACTAAAATCTCTTTTTGAATTAAACGGAGAAAGGGGCGGAAAACGCCCCTTTTATCATCGAAGGTTAAGCGGCTGGTTCTTCAGGTGCTGGCACATTCGTATCAAGGCACTGCAAGCCCTTGCGGCTGATAACGTTCAGCGCCACATCTGTCCAAATGCGAACCGTCATACCATCGCTCAACCATGGCTGCTTGGTTTCCACCTGAATGCCGTCCGCGTCTTTGTTGTAACCCTGAACAATACTGGTGTGCGTCATTGGATCAGCAATACCAAACGCCTTACCAGTGCGCGCCAACATGCCATCGGCAATGGCTTCTTCAAACGCTTCATAAGCGATGTTCGGCACATTGTTGATTTGCGCCGCCGTGATAATCGCCTTGATGAGTTTTTGGTCTGAACCGCTGGAAATGATGGCTTTCGGTTTCAGGCCAAGTGAGCGTTTATTTTCTGATTGCTGGTCAATCATGTCGCCGCTCATATCAGCAAGAACGTCCTGACCAAGTTCGCTGACGTATAGGTTTCCAGCTTCTTCACTAAAGATTTCTTTGCCATCGTCCATCTTGACGTTGTCAAGCAACATCTTAATGAGCAGCTCTTGCGGCAATTGCTCCGCAATGCGGATAAAGTCAGCGATTTCGCCTTGAATTAAGCCAAGGTTATCCGCTTGAAGTAGCTCACGAGTCACTGCGATTTCAATGCCGTACGTATCAAGCCACAAGCTTTGCTTGCCTGCTTTGAGCGTCACTTTCTTGAATTCGCCGTTTTCCGTCTTAATGCGAAGTGATTCTTTATCGGTGGTTTGAATCAGCGCGTTAGGGCGACCAAAGTCCATCGGGACGCGTTTCACAAACCCTAAGTGCCACGGGGTGATCTTGGAGGTTTCATCACCAATAATGAGTTTTACACCTTCCACAAAGATGTCGCTAAAACTTGAGGTTGTATTGTTGAATGAGTACGCCAGCAGCTCTTGAGCGTTTTTACCCGCAATGAACTGCCCTTGTCCCATATCTTTCATACAGGCGCGAACCGCTTCCACGGTTCCCATGTATTGGTAAGGGTTGTTCTGGTCAATATCAACTTTCGCGCCCATTTTCGCCTGTAGCACCTGAGCCAAGTGCGCGCGCGGTTTCGCGTTGCTTGCTTTAATATCAACCACATTCGGTGAGACGCCTTGCGTACCTTCATCTTGCACCGACAAACACGCCAATAATTTAGCGTTGGCCATATCCACGGTGCAGTCGTCATCGTCAATACACGAATCCAGTAACGCGGTGACGCCTGCGCGCGCCATGTGCGGCTTGAACGCTGCTTTTAATGCTTCGCGGCGAGCGCGCGAGGCTTCCAACGCTTCTTTTTTCATTTGTTCGCGTAGTGCTTTCTTTTCTTCTTCGGTCATAGTTTTGCCTTTGCTAGCTGTCGGGGTTGCTGGTTGTGGTTCAGTCGGAGAACCCGACCATATAGACTGTTCGCCAAAGAGTGCGATCAACTCTTGCGGCGCGTTCAAAGCGGCGAGGTTATTCAATGGAGGCACGCCGCCAAGTGACGCCACCATTTCGTTCATGTTCAAAGCTTGAGGCTCAACGGCGTCGCCGTAGAGTCCATCACACAGACCGTAATCAACGGCCGCTTGGCCTTTTAACCAAAAGTCACTTTTCATGTCGGCGCGCACATCTTCCACCGACTTACCAGACTTGGCGGCAAATGCTTCGGCCATGGAGTCATTCACAGAGTCGAACATTTCCGCATTAATGCGCAGTTCGTCCGCCGTTCCCCATGCACTCCCGCGCGCCTCATGGATCATGATTTGCGCAAATGGCCGGATGTGTAACTCATCACAAGCCATGGCGATAAACGACGAGATTGACGCGCAAACGCTATCAATGATCCCCGTAATTTTTCCGGTGTGGTCTTTCAGTGCGGCATAGATGGCCTGACCTTGAACCACCGAGCCGCCATCACTCATGATGTGCATTTCAATGTTTTGGCCAGCGTACGGCGCGAGCGCGTCAAGCATGGCCTGAGCGTCTATGTCGTACCATCCAATATCACCGTACAAATAAAGTTTGACGGGTGCAGTGGGCTGCACACTCGCCACCAAGTCAAACCACTTAGTCTTCTTGGTCTTGTTTGGTTTTGGCATTATTGCCCCCTGTAGCGTTTGCAGTGATGTGTTCCAAGAAATTCAAGTCATCGACTTCAAGCTCTTTTTGCAACTCACGGTCTTCTTTGTAACGAGTTAAAATCGGGCGAATGTCTAACCCACGTTGAGCCAAGGCCAGTGACAGCGGCAACATGCCGCAACTCATTAGCTTCTGGATGCTTTCCGCTTCTTTTTTCGGGTCAATCCACGGCAGCACCGCGCCAGAAAATTCCGCGTCATACAAACTGGTGATGTCCAAGCCTGCCGGAAGCTTGAGCCGCCCTTGAATAAAGGCCGCATTCACAAACCCTTCATAGGTTGGACGACAGCAGTAATTGACCAACATGGCGCGCAGCACCATGTAACCCGCCCAACGGTCAATCAGTTCTTGCCGTTGCGCAGAGTAGGATTTCTCATAGTTTGAAGTGGTTGAGCTGTGACTGACGCCCACGCCTGAAGTGATTTGTCGTTGCATGGCCAAGATAGCCGCCACGGTATCGCCAACCCCTTTGGCTGACTCCATTACTTTGACGCTGTCGCCTTTCTTCACTTGGGTGACGTTGGAGTATCCGAACTCTAACTCAGGATAATCTTCCTCATCTTCGCCCAGCCCCTCGACGATTCCAGCCGGATTGGCAACCTCATGAACAAGGGTGATTCTCGCGGCCGCTTTTAGCGCCAGCTGAGTGGCTTCTTTAAAGCTCGCTAAGTCCTCAACATCGTTGAGTACAGGGGCCAGCTTGCTCACCCCGCGAAGAGAGTTAAGGCGGTTTTTATTGGCCAACTGAAAGATGTCAGACGCCGGAATAAACACCGGACTCAACGAGAACTGAGTGGGGTCAGCGTTGTAGTAATACCCCTTAATTCGGTTGTATTTCCCCAACGCGAAACCGTTTTGCACTCCGTTTGATAGGTCAGTGAGTCCGGCGTCAATGTGGTCACATTCAAACGGCTCAACGGCGTAATTGACCTCAGTGAGAAAGTCATGGCCACCGTGGACATACTGACGAATGAACACCTCCCCGTCTCGGATGTATGATCGCAAAATCATACGCTCAGCTTCAAAGCGTTGCGTCCGGCCATCCATGCAGTAAAGCCGTGAATGCGCTTCATACATGACGGACAATTGCTCGGCCAGCTCCGTGGCAGGCTTACCGTTGAGCAGCTTTGGCCGAGGGTTGATATTGATACCATCACCCACCACGTTCTTGCACATCTCATCGAGCATGGCGGTCACAATGCCAAAGTTTTCTTCATAATAACGCGCCTGTTGAGCCAGCGGCTTTTGGGCGATTTTCATCAGATCGTTTGGCTTGAGGGTACTTCGTGTTTTCGACCTTGAGCCGGAAGCCGCCTCATACTGA